GCATCTATACGGCAGAAAGATTCTTCGTCCAGAAGCAATCGTAACTGCTAAATACAACGCAGCGTAAGGGAGAAATAAATTATGGCATTAGGTGATAATACACTTCAAGCTGCAAGGGGAGCCAATGCTACCCCAGGCAGAAGCCCCTACATGGTTCAAACTGTTTTGAATTTAGCAACTGCTTTGTCTGACAAAGGTAGCGCACTAGCTGCTTCTGATGTCATTCCAGTGATTGCTGTCAAAAAAGGAACTATGATCATTAATGCAGGTATCGAAGTTGATACTCAGTCTGATGGTTCTACATTAACTTTAGATCTAGGAACAGGGGCTGATGCCGATTGTTTTGTAGATGCATTTGATGGAACATCTGCAGCAGGAGTTGTTGCTCAAAATGCAGCAGCATATCAACCATTGATGACTACTGCGGATGACAACATTGACCTAACAATTGCTACACTATCTGGTGGTGCAGTTGCTACAGGTAAGTTGCGCATCTGGGCAGTTATGATGGACTGTACAGATCGGGGTAATGACGGTACTGCTCAAGAAGTAGATCGTGATACACTTGCATAACTAATTTAAGGGGGCAGGGAAACTTGCCCCCTTTAAGTTTATCTAAGGGATTTTTTCATGGCAACTTATGTAGTCTTAACAAATCAACTGCTAACACGTTTAAACGAAGTCACACTAGACACTGCAGGTGATGGTTTTACAACTGTACGTAACGTTCAGGCTTTAGCTAAAGATGCTATTAATAACTCCATTAGAAATATAATACAAACAGGACAAGAGTTTCCATTCTTAAAAACAACTAATACACAAACACTATCAGCAGGAACAAGGCAGTATTCTTTTCCTGATGATTATTCTAGTGCAGACTGGGAAACTTTTTATATTAAGAAGTTAACGTCTGTTGATAATACACCAATGCACTTACCTTCAATTACGTATGATGAGTACATTCAAAAGTACAGACACTTTGATGATACAGGAGATGCAACAGGCATATCTTCACCAACTCTAATATATCAGACTAATGAAGAAAAGTTTGGATTGACACCAATACCTGATAACTCCTACGAAATAGAATATGTTTATTGGAAGTTTCCTTCTGATTTATCAGCCTTCAATGATACGTCTGTTATACCAGATAGGTTTAATCACGTAGTTATTGATGGCGCTATGATGTACATGATGAGGTTTAGGTCTAATGAGCAGAGTGCTGCAATGCACCAACAAAACTTTGAAGACGGTATTAAAGCTATGAGAAGAGTTCTTGTAGATGAACAGCTAAGAGTGAGATCAACAGTTGTTGATAGGATCAACTCTTCTAATCAAGTACTAGGTAGAGTATTTTAATGCCAGATAATCTAGCCTCGTTTAAAGTTTTCTGTCAGGGAGGACTAAATACTAGTAGGGATGTGTTATCTCAGGGTGAGACACAGCCTGGGTCTGCTACTGCGCTTATTAACTACGAACCTGCTGTTACTGGTGGTTACAGAAAGATAAGTGGGTTTGCTAATAACTACGGCACAGTTACAGGAACAGGAAGTGTCCTTGGTGTTTGTGTAGCAGACGGTATAAACGATGGCATACTAGCTTGTAGAAAACCATCATCAGGTAACAACTACTTACATAAATGGAATAACTCTAGTTCAGCTTGGGATGCTGTAACGACTGCAGGTTCACCTACAATGGTAGGAGTAACCAAAGTTAGATTCTCTAGACTTAACTTTGCTACACCAAAGGTAGTTTTAACAGATGGTATAAATCCTGCAGCTACTTATGATGGAACAACTTACACACAGATTACACATAATGATGCTCCTACTGACCCAAAGTTTTCTGCAATATTTCAAAATCATTTATTCTTAGCAGGTGATCCTGCACACCCAACTAAACTCTTTTTTAGTGCTCCACTAGCAGAAACAAATTTTGCTGCTAATGATGGTGCAGGAGTAATAAATGTAGGTTTTCCTATAGTTGCTATCAAATCATTTAGAAACGAACTGTTTATATTTGGTGCAACTAACATTAAAAAATTAGGTGGTACTGCATTAGCTAACTTTACACTACAGACTGTTACAGATGACCTTGGGTGTTTAGCTACAGATAGTGTTATAGAAATTGGTGGTGACTTATTATTCTTATCACAAGATGGTCTACGTCCTATTTCTGGTACAGATAAGATAGGAGATGTTAATCTCGAAACAATATCAAAAGACATTCAGTCTATTTTTACAGACATTATTTTTGATATTGACCTTGAGGGTTTAAATGCAGTAGTAATTAGACAGAAAACACAGTTTAGATATTTCTTTGCAGGAGCAGATTCTCAAGGTATTATAGGCGGTTTTAGACAAACACCTAACGGTCTGCAGTTTGAATACAGTCAGATGTTAGGTATTACAGCTACTTGTGCAGACAGCGGTTACATAGGACAAAACGAAATTGTTATACACGGTACTTCAACAGGTAAAGTACAACAACAAGAACAAGGTAATAGTTTTGGTGGAGATCCAATATTTAGTATATTTCAAACTCCTTTCTTCCATATGCAAGACCCAGAACAACGTAAAGTATTTTACACTGTAGCTACATACTTACGTTCTGAAGGAGACAACTCAATAGTGATGTCAGCAGTATACGACTATGAGGACGTAGATACTTTAAATCCTACTAACTTTAATTTATCTACAATAGGAGCAGCAGCTTTCTTTAACGAAGCAACATATAACAGCACTGCAATATTTGATGGGAATCCATCCCCAGTTCAGAGAACTAATATTTCAGGATCAGGTAAATCCGCATCTTTAAAATTCGTAACTAATGACACAAGTGCATCACATAGTATACAAGGTTTAGTGATTACATTTGGGGTAGGAGATAGGTTATAAAATGGCAGGTTATTCAAGACAATCAGCAGCCGATATTATCGCTAATGCGATTATTAAAGCTGCACCAGTAAACGCAGAGTACAATGCTCTACGAGATGCTTTTGCTTTAGCTACTGGACACAAGCATGACGGTAGTTCTACTGAAGGTGGTTACGTACCTCTGATAGCTGACAGTGATGCACTAAACAAAGTTGTTATAGATACTAGTAACAACCGTATAGGCTTCTTTAGTGAAGTGGGTGGAGCAGCAGTAGAGCAGATACGTATTCAAGATGGTGCTATAATTCCTGTAACTGATGATGATATTGATCTTGGTACATCAGCACTTAAGTTTAAAGATTTGTACATTGATGGTATTGGTTATTTTGACTCTGTAGACATAGATGGGGGATCAATAGATGGAGCATCAATAGGTGGATCTTCTGCAGCAGCAGGTAGCTTTACTACAATAGGTGCATCAGGAGCAGTTACCCTTGCAAGCACTCTAGCAGTGACAGGTACTTCTAGCTTTACAGGTGTAGCTACTATAACATCTGCAGACATTAACTCTGGTACTATGGATAATACTACCATTGGTAACACAACGGCTGCTGCAGGTACATTTACAGACCTTACTACTTCAGGGACATCTACTCACGCTACTGTTGATATTAACGGTGGTGCAATTGATGGTGTTACCATAGGTGCATCTTCTGCAGGTGCAGGTACATTTACAGACTTAACAGCTTCTGGAACAACAACTGTAACTACTGCAGATATAAATGGCGGTAATATAGATGGTACAATTATTGGTGCTTCTAGTGCTGCAGCAGGTAGCTTTACAACTATATCGACAACTGGGCAAGCTACATTAGCTACTGTTGATATTAATGGTGGCGCTATTGACGGTGCTATTATCGGTGCGTCAAGTGCTGCTGCTATAACAGGTACAACTATTACAGCAAGCTCAGGCTTTGTTGGGGATTTGACAGGTAATATTACAGGGGATATAGACGGTGACATCACAGGTAATATCACTGGTAATGTTACAGGTAACGTAACAGCTAATTCTGGTACATCTACATTTGCTAACGTAACAGTCAACGGAACTCTAGACGTTACAGGTACAACAATTGCTAACGTTACTGATCCCAGTAATGCACAGGATGCTGCGACTAAAAATTATGTTGACACAGAAGTAGCTGCACTTGTTGACTCTGCTCCAGGTACACTAGACACATTAAACGAACTAGCTGCAGCCCTGAATGATGATCCAAACTTCTCTACAACTATTACAAATAGTATAGCTACCAAGCTACCGCTTGCAGGTGGTACAATGTCTGGTGCTATCGCTATGGGTACATCTAAGATTACAGGACTAGGTGATCCTACAGCAGATCAAGATGCAGCAACTAAAAAATACACTACAGATACATTTTTACCGTTAGCAGGTGGTACTCTAACAGGTGCAGTAGCAGCAGGTAGTAACAAAATTACTGCTAGTTATACACCTAGTGCAAGTGCAGATTTGACAACCAAGACATATGTTGATAGTATTCTGGGATCAGGTACTGCAGCAGCAACGTCAGCTACAGCAGCCGCTTCTAGTGCTACAGCCGCTGCTTCAAGTGCCACTGCAGCAGCAAGTAGTGCAACAGGAGCAGCTTCTAGTGCAACCTCTGCAGCAGCCAGTTTTGATTCGTTTGATGACAGATACCTTGGTGCTAAGTCATCTGCCCCTAGTACAGACAATGACGGTGATGCTCTTCAGGTAGGAACTCTCTATTTTAATACTACTACAAACTCTATGCAGGTTTATGGTGGTTCTGGTTTTACTGCAGCAGGTTCATCTGTAAACGGAACTTCAAGTCGTAACACTTATACAGCTACTGCAGGTCAAACTTCTTTTGCAGCTACATACGATTCTGGTTTTGTAGATGTTTATCTTAATGGTGTAAAACTACTAGCAGGTACAGACTTTACTGCTACAAACGGTACTTCAGTTGTATTAGCTTCTGGTGCTGCAGTAAATGATATAGTAGACATTGTAGCCTACGGTACATTTACACTAGCCACTCACTATACTAAAACAGAAACTGATGATCTTTTAGCTGCTAAACAACCTTATGCAACAATTGCAGTTACTGTTGTAAACTCTGGTGGTAACAAGTATGCTCTTGATGGAACAGTACAGCAACTAGCTCAACTTAGACCCTCAATAACATATAGGTTTGATCAGTCAGATAGCAGCAACTCAGGACATCCACTACGATTAAGTACAACTTCAAATGGTACACATGGTGGTGGTAGTGCATTTACTACAGGTGTAACAGCAGTAGGTACTCCAGGTTCTGCAGGAGCTTACACAGAAGTTAAACTAGAACAAGATGCTCCAAATACTTTATATTACTATTGTACAAACCATAGTGGTATGGGTGGTGAAGTTGATGTAAATGCTAAACTACCTCTATCAGGTGGTACACTTACTGGTGGACTAACAGGTACAACTGCTACGTTTACTGGTGATGTAACGATTGCCGATAAGATTGTTCACAGTGGTGACACAAACACAGCGATACGTTTCCCTGCTGTTGATACCGTTACTATAGAAACAAATGGGTCTGAGCGACTACGCATAGACAGTAGTGGTAATGTTGGGATTGGGACGTCTAGTCCAGATGTTTCTGGCAATGGCACATCTTATGTAGGCTTATCAGTAATTGAAACTTCTGGCAATAGACGTGGCTTTATTGAAATAGGCGATAATCAAAATGCTGATACTGGTGGCATTGGTGATATTAACTTTGTTGGTCATTACCAAAGTTCAGGGCATAAAGTTATGGCATCAATTAGAAGTGCTGCTGATGGTAGTACTTCAGGGCAAAGAGGTGCTAATGTAACAATACTTACTAAAGCAGATGGCAGTTCTTCTTTAACAGAACGTATGCGCATCAACAGCAGCGGTAATGTTGGTCTTGCAACCTCTGATATATCAGGCTTTGGTGGCACATATAAAGGACTTGATGTTGCTTACAAAGGTAGTGGTCTTGCAGGTAGGACTGACAACCCAACTTTTGATATGCGTTCAAATCTGTTTTATGATGGATCAAATTATAAATATGGAGAGGGCAGCACAACAGCAGGTATTTTAAGTGTTGGTGGTGCTCAATTAATATTTTCCAACGCACCAAGCGGTACAGCAGGGGCAACAGCAACCGTTACAGAACGTATGCGAATAGACAGCAGCGGTAATTTCATTGTTGGAAAAACCACAAGCACTGTAGGAACAGCAGGAACTTCTATAGAAAGCACAGGTCGAGTCGAGATTAATGCTGCAAATACAACGCCATTATCAGTCAGTAGAATTACTGATGAAGGTGATATGATTCATTTATACGAAGGCTCAACACTGCGTGGGCGTATTGGCATTGAATTAAACGATGTATTTATTGCATCAACAAATACTGGTTTAAGGTTTGATTATAATACTAATCAGGTAGTTCCTTGCACAACGACAGGCGCAGGATCGGATAACACAGATGACTTTGGAAGCTCTGGTGTACGATGGAAAGAT